GAAATTGTATTTGCTTTGATTGCTGTTTGTGGTGTATTGAATATCAATGAAGCTCTTGCAGGCTCATTAATAGATGCAAATCCTGTTGTAGTTGATTTAGAATCGCCGTCAATATTACCAGCAAATGCAATGTATAATCCCCCGTTTGCGACAAGAGATTCAGCAGCAGTAAAATCTGATTCAATACTGAATGTATTCGATGATGGAATAAAGGGCAATGAGGATTGTAAATTCAATGTTGCTGTATTTGAACTTGTAATCAAAATTGGAGAAATTCCAGAACCACCAGCATCAGTGATTCTAAAATACATATTTGCATACGAATTTACAGGTAAAGTTGCATTGAATGCAGCAGGTATGGCAATAGTTGTTGCTGAAGAACCAGAAGCACCTAAAGTTCCAGTTATAGGAGTATTATTTGCACCGAAAGTATATGTTGTGAACGTGTGTGAATTGCCGTTTGCAGAATTTGTTGAATCGTTGTAACGAATCATATGCGTATAAACGGTTCCAATTTTTGTGGAGTTATACGCAGGTCCTGTGGTTAATGAAATGCTTGCATGAGGTACGCAGTGAATATCTAGTTGTGGATATGTCGAAATATCCAAAGTGCCACGAACATTGGCTAAAACTACACTAGACTCATAGTTTGTTGACAAATCATAATCGTTTACATTTGCAACTTCTCTAGCTCTATCTACACTTATTGTCGTTGGTGCAATTGTTTGAAATTCATAACCACCAACGTAAGCCTTGCCTGGGTCCAAAACAACACTAAACTTTCCGTTTGCAGTGTCACCTTCTTCAAGTGAAATTACAAATGGGTCAACGGTATAATTACCGGATTCATCGTAAGTTCTGCGAGCCAGTGTCTTTTCGATTTCGCTGTAGATTGGATAATCAATTTCTTTAATTACCTCATCTTCAACTAGTCGAATAATTTCAAAGAAAGTTGAAACGTCAGATGAATCAACTGTTCTTTTTGAAAGGTTTGTATTGATTTTGAATCTGTTTGCACCAGGAGCTTGATAATTAAAAGAGCCTTGTGCTGGGTCCAATAAAGAAGTATCATCAACTTCATCCACGATGTTTTCGTCAAATTCAATACCAATTTTGAAAGATGGTTTCGCATTTATAGTAGAACTATTCCCAATTCTATAGAACAATTCAATCAACAAGAATTGAGGAACTACTTTTACAAATTGACCTTTAAAGTAATAAACACCTTCTTGTATGCTTGCAACAAATGAACCTCCTGTTGCGTTTGTTGCTCTCAACGTGGCGAAAATATCTTCACCATAAACTCTTACATCTTCAGATTCAGCAAATTTATCACCACTCAAATATTTGATAATAAGTGCAGGAGTTGTTGAGTCTGTAGTGTCAATTGCAATAACTTTTGCCCTTACATTTTTGCCGCTACCGAAAGAAACAATTGTCTTATTTAAAAATTGTGTGGCATCAATATCAGTACCACCATATTGTGTTTGCAACAATATGTAATTAGCTTTTCTGTCTAGAGATACTTTACCACCGACGATTGGGCTACCGCTTTTAAAAATGTGATTACCAAATTTCTCAATTTGATTTGAGAGAATTGTCTGTAATTGTGTCAGTTCTCTTGCTTGAACTGAATAACCTGGACGAAACAAAACACGCATGAAGTTTTTATCTTCATCGAAGTCATCGTAGTATGGGTCGTAATTGAATAGAGTTGTCATTTATTCCTCTTAGAAACTCAGTATGAAACGGATTCGTTCCGTCTGGTCAATATCTCTTGTTATTGGTAGTTTATCAGCTATGTATAATACTTTACCGGAGTATAAATCAAGTGTTGGTTGTGTAACACTGTTAACAACACGAATAGAACCGGTCGAGAATCCTTTAATAGCTTGATTGGTGGCTATTGTTCCGCGAACGTTGTTCAAGTATAGAAAATTTTCAACGGTGTCAAAAGATATAACTTCTCCAGTAAAAGTTGCCTCTGAAAAAGTGGCTCCCTGAAAAATTATTTCGTCAGAATTAAAATCACCAATACCAGGTGAAACTTTTACTTTAGTGTAAAGACTGTAACCATTAGCACTGGCTAGAGTTGTTGTTCCGTTCAAGTATGGGTTTTGAACCAAAACAATTTCTCTAAAATCATTATCTACAGGAATTACTCCACCTTCTTCACCATCAAACTCAACGTTAAACATGACGGTGCTTGCACCCAATTCATAAACTGGGTCATAACCATGTCCGTCATGTGGTGCAATCGATACTGTTGCGGCCGCTCCAGCGCCAGTTCCACCTGTAACATCTGTAAATGTCAAATTGGCATAAGTGTAATAATTGCCTCTACTTTGAATAACAATATCTTGTACTTGCCCACCAAAAACGTTTGCTTTTAATATTGCTCCAGTTCCATCACCATCAATAGTTATAATTGATTGTGTTGTTCCATCTGTATAGTTGTTACCAGAATTTATAACATTTACAATGTCTATAGAGCCTGGTTCAGCGGCCGCTCGGACGAATTTATTGTAAACAACAGGCATCCATTCAGAAGTCAAAAACTTTTGTTTTTGCTGAGATGTAAGAGTCATCATATATTTCCACTTGTACCCGTCAGCAGTTTCTACGTAAGGTTCTTCAAGTGAAGTTGTTGACAGTGAAAGTTCTGGTTCCGAAGTTGATGATGAGCTAAAATTGTTAGCGAGACACTTGAAAACTTGGTCTTTCGAATTTAACACGTAAAAATTTGTATTTGCTTCATATGTGTTATAAACAGTATTTGAGGACCAGTTAATTCTGGGTGCAACCAGAGAACAGTTTTCCAATGAAACTTGTTTTGCAAATATGCCTCTTTTGAAATAATCGTTAAAAGCATTAACAGTTTCTAGTGGAGTTCCTGGAATTTCGGTACCAGAGTTCCATGGTAATTGTTTGCCCAAAAAAGCATAAACAAAAGATTTTCTTTCGGTAGGTAGATATGAGTTGGCTCCGATTTCCATCAAGTTATAAACTTGTTTGGCCAATAAAATCTTAAAATTTTTAGTAATAAGTGCTGACATATTTTTATTTATCTAACTTTTTGGATGATTGCAGTCAAATTATTACCATTAGCCTTAAATCTTGTATTTGTTATAATGGTATTCGCATTAACTGAAGTTGCGGCCGCAATTTCAGAATAAACAACATTTACCGTAGCACTTGTTGATGTAACATTAATTATCGTATTCATAATAGCATATGACGAATTCGTAACGGTCTTAATTGTTGTGGTATTACCGGTCGACAAATAAATCGTATCGCCTTCCTGCAAGTCATTAATAAAATTGACGCTATTTGCATGACCAAACAATACATTTGAGCCAGAAAGAACATTAACTGTATTTTGCAAAGTTTTATGTACGTTAGAAAGAACAATCGTATCACCAACATTAACACTCGATATCAAATTAGCCGTTGCATTTGTTGAGACAACCGTGTTCGAATTAAACGCAATGTTGAACGTATCGATTGAATCATTTATGGTTATGAAATAAGTGTTGTTTGATATTGCAATATCTTCTTCATTAGTATCCGTTTTAACGACAAAAGTTTTGGTTCCTATTGGGTGAGAAATATCATTCAGTGCAGACTTAAACTTGGCATAATCCGTTTTTGTTTTAATCACATAAGAGAAGTTGTGATATTTCTCACCGTCTTGTAGTTTCTTATCCGAGCTTACGTGACCATCTGTATTTAAATAAATTCCTGGATAACGAATCAATCCGTTTTCGAATTTGGCGTTTGCTTTTGCATTTCCGTCACCATAGAATATTGATGAAGTAACTGTTGCAGTTATTGCATTTGTTGTTGTAACGTTATCCGATTTCAACAACTTAGTTGTGTCTATTGTACCTTTATAATCATAAACTCTCAAAAGACCAGTATCACTATCATAACTATCAACAAAAGCTTTGAAGGTAAAATTAGTATTTGAAGTACCTTGATAAACTGCGGTATTAGAAACAAATAGTTGACCCTCAGTAATTGCAGTTGTTGACAAATCTGCATTTCTCAGAGAAATAATAGGAGAGGAGACATAATCATAACCATAGCTAACAATACGTAAAGAAGTAATTGCACCAATTCTTGACGTAGTTAAACCATATTGTTCTCCATCACCAACTATTTCCGATACTGTTAAGTTTGCATTTGCACCAG